TTACAGCTGTGAAAGTGAAGAAATAATTTTATCATTTTGCTTATTTTTAAATTCATCAAGTAGGTAAGCATAGGTTTTTAAAGTAATGCTAATATCGGCATGACCTAATCTTTTAGAAATTGCATAAATATCTACACCTTCAGATAAAAGATAAGCAACATGACTATGTCGCAAACTGTGGAAGTGAAAATTTTTCTTTTGCATATTGCCTTTAGCCAATAATTCTCGTAATGTTTTATTTACTGCGTTACTGGTAGGCGGATATTTCGTTTTAGAGAGTCCAAATACAAAATTAGTATGATTATACTTGAGCTGTCTTAAAACTTGTAAGAGCTTCTCATTTACAGGAATAATCCTATTAGAAGACTCTGTTTTAGGTTTATTCATTTCTTGTCTATCTTGATTCCATGACTTAGAAATTTTTATGGTATTTTTGTCAAAGTCAATGTCATTCCAGTGGAGTGCAGAAAGCTCACCAAGGCGTGCACCAGTATAAATAGCAGCTAAAATTAAATAGCGGCTAGTGTAACGAGGATTTAAACCGTTCAGGCATAGCTGAACCAGAGATTTTATTTCGCTTAAATTAAGGTATTGAACGGGTCTATCAAGCTTTGAATTTCCAGAAATTGAAACCTGATTAGCAAAACTCCTATTAATTATTCCATCGTCAATAGCATACTGAATGCAGGCTTTTATTGAAATATTCAATTTTCTAACAGTTACTATCGCATGATTTTTGGCGAAACTATTTATGAAGTTTTGATATTGCTCACGTGTAATATCTTTTATTTTAGTTAATCCGAAAAATTGTTTGATGACTTTGTAATTAATTTTGTATCTGTTTTTGGTTGATTGTCTTATTGACGGAAATTTAAAAGTTTCATACCAATGCTTATAATAATCAGCAAAAACAGGATTTTTAGTTACATCAACACCAGATAAAGCCGTAGCTTCCATTTTTATAGCATAATCACGGGCTTCAGCCTTAGTTTTAAAACCACCTTTTGATTTTTGCTTTAAAATTGAAACAATAGCTTGTTTTTCTGGGTCCCATTGTGTAATTCTTTTAGTAAAACGAGCAGTCCAAGTTTTACCACGTTTATAAATATTTGCCATAATAAATACTCCTATTCTAGCCAAAACTTTGCTAAAATAGGGTATAGCAAAGCCTTGGCGGGTTTTGTTCAAATACATTTATTTTTAGAGCTATTGGCATAGCTCATTTAATTACTCACTTACTGTTGGCGCAGTAGGTGAGTTTTTTTTGTTTTAGATTACAAGAGTTAATTTATTCAGATTGTTTTTCTTTACAGCTCCCATGATTAAGAACCAATCAATAATAGTCCAAAGGCCCAAACCACCTAAAGTTAGCAGTTTTCCAATACCTAGCCCAATTTGACCATTATAAAATCGATCAATGCCTAGGCATCCAAAGAATAATGAAAGCAATAGAGCTATTACAGGATTTTTTAGATTAAGTGCTTGTATTGTGGTTTGTCTGTTAGTAGGTAAATCTTCCAATTTTTGTTTTACAAAAGGAATGCTATCAGATGGAATTTCATTACTATGTGTAGTGATCCACAAATTAGCAAATTCTTCACGCTTAGCCTTTTCTTCACTGTTAATTTCAGTTGTCATATTATTCCTCCATAAAATAGATATTCAGCTTTTAAAGTCTTCAGTTATTGGACTATGTTTAATCATCATTGTGATCAAATAAATTCTTAGCAGCTTCAGCCATCCTTGATGGTATACCATATGCTGTTAAGAATTGTCCTGGTTCTTCAAAGTATTGTCCACGGCTACAAGCATAATCATATAGTAGATTTAAGGAATATAAGTCAGCTGATTTTTCTTCAGAGTTCTGACCAGCAAAACTACTATAATATAAGATCCCTTTATCACCTAAAATAAAATGTCCAATTTCATGACCGATGATAAAAGGCAGTTCAGATTGATTATGCCAATTTAGGTTAATCACCATTAAATTATGCTTTTTTAAAGATAATGAAGGATCATAAGGATCTGCACGAACTAATTTATAACCAATTCCGCAATCGAAAGCATAGTTTAAAAGATACTCAATCAAATCATTCATGCTTATCAGCTTTACCTTCTTTAATGTCTGCGTCCATTAAGCCACGGATCATATCTAAATATTTATCAGGTACGTTATAACCGTGATACATTACTGGTTTGTTATCATCCAATGAAAATGAATCATCGGTAGGTAATGAAGAATCATCAGTTAAACCTTTTAGATAATCGGTGGTTGTATTTAATGTTTTAGCTACAGCGGCTAAAGCATCTGAACCAGGCTTGTTGCTTTTCCATTTATAAATAGAATTAGTGCCTAATTTAGATCTATCATTAACTTCTCTTAGTGATAATTTTCTAGTTTTTGCTAATTCTTTTGTTCTTTCAAATTCAATCATATCAAGGTTTCTCCAATCCTTGACAGATTTATTTAGAAAATCTTCTAAAAATGTGTTGACTATTTAGAAAATTTACGCAATAATAATATCTGTCAGCAAGTTATGAAACAACTTTTGAAATAAATTTTAAAAACAAAATAAGACAATATAAAAAGTATGGGGATACGTTTTATTGCTTATTTGTTATACCTTGATATTAGTAAATATTCTAAATAATGTCAATAGCTTCTAAACAAATTTTGAAACAAGTTTCTAAACAAGTTGAACATCAAAAAATCGAGGTGAAATATATGCCAATTGAAGAAAAGTTAGAAGAAGCAAAAAAACAGGTTGAACGTCAGATCAAAATGGGATTACTTGATAAAAATATGACTCAAGCCGAATTAGCTAATTTAATTGGTGAAAGTCGTACCAAAGTAAATTTGGCTATCAAAGGTAATACAAATCCTAAGTCAATTGAGATCCGTAAGAAGATTTACAAGGTTTTAGGAATGGAATAGAAGGTGGAATAAATGAACAGCTTACAATTATTCGATTTTGAAGGAAATAAAGTAAGAACTTTAAAGATTAACGATGAACCTTACTTAGTGGGAAATGATGTAGCGAAGATCTTGGGCTATTCCAATTATCGTAATGCGGTAGTTGACCATGTTGATGATGAAGACAAGCTCCGTACTCAAATCAAGTACGCAGGTCAAAATAGAGAAGTAACAGTCATCAATGAATCTGGTCTCTACTCATTGATTCTTTCAAGCAAGATGCCCAATGCAAAGAAATTTAAGCACTGGGTAACAAGTGAAGTGTTACCTGCAATTAGAAAACATGGTGCTTATATGACCGATGAAAAAGCATTCGATGTTGTCCACAACAAGAACGGATTAGCAGATTTACTTCAACAAGCAGCAGATCAACTCAAGCAAAAGGATATTCAAATCGAAGAAATGAAGCCTAAAGCCATGCTTGCAGATGCTATTACAGCAAGTGAAACTTCAATCCTGGTAGGTGAAATGGCTAAAATCTTAAAAAAGAACGGTGTTAACACTGGTCAAAACAGATTCTTTAAATGGCTAAGAGCAAATGGATACCTGATTAAAAGAAAAGGTACTGATTACAATATGCCAACTCAAAAGAGTATGAATCTAAAGCTGTTTGAAATTAAAGAAAGAACCATTGTGGATGGAAACAGTACTCGTATTGTTAAAACTCCTAAAATCACTGGTAATGGTCAACAATACTTCACAAATTTGTTTCTTAGCTAAGGAGTGATCAACATGCAATTAGCAATTGAAGATTCTTCATTAGAACAAGTAGTTGATCTAATTATGAAGAAACGTGGTTATGTTCCAGAAAATCAAATAGTTGGAAAAACCATTAGTATTGATGAATTTGCAAAGAAATATGCCAAACCACACGGAGCTGCTTGGGTAAAAAGAAATATTCTTTATCCGTTTCAACCAGATTGGTGTTCAAACATTCATCCAGGTAGAGGAGGTAAAATGACAATCTTTGAATATCCAGCTGCTATTTGGATGAATGAGCATAGAAAGGAGATAGATTGGGATGCAAAATAAGAATTTTTACCGTGAATTTAATAAGCCAATTCATCAAAATCATATCAATATGGATGACACAATTTTTAAAATCTTTATTGCTGTAGTGCTTTTAGGTTTAAGCCTTTTATCATATGGATTCTGGGACGCAATCATTAATTTATTTTCATAGGAGATAAAAATGAAACTTAGCAAAGAAACAATTGAAAAATTATGGGCTACCACTGATGCGGTAAGCGATGGCCAAATTAAAAAAACTAATCGCGCCAACGATTAGGTAGAAAGGTAAAAACAATGAATGTATTTGAGTTAAACAACGCCATTAAACAAGTTCAAGAAAAGGATCTTGATCCTGAAACTTTAAAGGACACACTTGAAAGTTTGGAACTTCCAAGAAATGAAAAACTTGATAATGTGGCCACTTGGATTGAAGAAAACAATATGAAACTTCAATGGTTGAAAGAAAAGAAACGTCAATTAAGTGATGTTGAAACTTCTATTAAAAATCAGAATGAAAGACTTCAAGAATTCCTTACTCATGCCATTGATGATAGTGGTCAAAAAGAAATTCAAACTGAAAACCATATTCTCAAACCACGAAACTATAAAGATTCTGTAATTGTTGAAGCTACTGAAAAATTGCCAATTGATTACATTGTTTGCTCTGAAGTTGTTAAGCCAAACAAGAAATTGATTTATGAAGATCTTAAAAAAGGCAAGCAAATTAAGGGCGCTCATTTAAAACGCAATAGGAGAACTACAATCAAATGATTAAAGCAGAAATTGATATTACAGAACAAATGGAAGGCTTTAGCAAATTTGCTAAACAAGAAGATATTACTCATGCCATGGATGAAATTTTACTTATCTGTAGAAAAACACTGATGCCACCTAGAACTGTTTTATATCAGATTGCTGAAGCTGCAAATAAAAATAATCAAATTACTGATTATGAAATGGCATGTAAAATTCAAGAATTACTAGATGAACAAAGGAATGAAATCAAACGTAAATCAGAGATGATTGAAGATTCCGTTAATGATGCAATCTTTGGTTTAAAGGAATTAGCTAAAACAGGTAATCCAGCAGTTATTAAGAATTATCTTGAAGCTGTTCGGTTGGATTTGAAACAGATTGAGAGTGTTTTATGAAAATTAGCCTTAAAGGATTTTCAAATAAGGATTTAGCTAAATTATTTGATCGTGCCGCTAAAGCTGATGATCGACATTTAGCCAAAACAATAGTTTACAGATTAGCCTACAGACACCATGAAAGTTTTGAAGCACAGCTCCGTTATTTAGGCAAAAGAGCAGTTAAAAGAAAAGACTATCAGTCATTCAATATGGTAGCTAAGTTATGGAAGGATCGTGGTTAAGATTTACGAATTAAGACCTTATCAAACAGATTTAATTAATAAGATCGTTGATTCTATGAAAAATCATCATCGTGTAATTATCGTTCAAAGCCCACCACGAACAGGAAAAACGGTGAGTAATGGCAGAAATTGCCAGAAGAACAACTGAAAATAATAACCGTGTAATGTTCTTGATTCATCGTAAAGAAGTTCTTGATCAGGCAGTTAAGACTTTTAAAGAACAAGGTGTAGAAATGAATCTCACCACAATGGGAATGGTTCAAACGTTAACTCGTAGAGTAGACAAATTACCGATACCTAATGTGATTCTAGTTGATGAAGCTCACCATGCTTTAGCTAAAAGCTATCAAAGGATTTTGAGTAAATTTCCTAAATCCATTGTGTTGTTGTTTACTGCTACACCACACAGAACAGGAAGAATGCAGCTAGATCAGATAGCTGATGATATTATTGTTGGTCAATCAATCCATGAACTAACTGATATAGGGTTCCTAGCACCGTTTAGATACTTTCAGCCACCAGGTGATTTCGATAGCAAATTACTTAAACGTGGCAGTACTGGTGACTTTACCAATGACTCAATGCAGCAAGCAATGAGTACTAAAATTTTTGGTCATATCGTTAAGCAGTACAAGCGAATCGCACCAGGGATGCAAGCTGTCGTTTATACCTATTCAATTGATTCAGCTATTAAGATAGCCGCTGAATTTAATTCTGAAGGTATTTCTGCAGTTGAAGTAGATGGAACGACACCGAAAGAAAAACGTGATCTAGCGGTGCGAAAATTTCGCAATCAAGAAATTAAGATACTAGTTAACGTAAATTTATTCACTGAAGGTGTAGATTTGCCAAATGTCGATTGTGTGATTATGGCTAGACCTACAGCATCACTAGCACTGTACCTGCAATTTTCGATGAGATGCTTAAACCCGCGACCTGGTAAGACAGCAATCATCATTGACCACGCTAATAACTTTAAGTCGTTTGGTTATCCTGATGATGACCGTGACTGGAAGCAAGCCATTAAATCGGGTAAACAAAAAAGTAAAACATTGCTGAAAGATCCCGGTTTATCGATTGTTACTTGTGATTATTGTTTTGCGGTGGTTAAAGCTAGTGAAGTTAAAGATGGTAAATGTCCAATTTGCGGCAAGCCTATCAAAGTTCATGAAGCAAAGCCAGTTAGTGATGTGGACTTAGTTGAAGCTTCTAAGGAGCGGCAAAAAGCAATTCATGAAATTGTTAAAAGTGACTTGCTAAAGAGCGTAGCTAATAAAAAAGTTAATGAATTACATTCAATGAAAGAATTACAGGCTTATGCAAAATTGCATTCATATAAGCCGGGATGGGCATGGTTTATGGCTAAGAGAAGAGGATTGATTAAAAGATGAATAGATTAAAAGAAGTTAGGAAAGAAAAGGGATATACGTTAATTGCAACCGCAACGGTTGCTGGAATAGCCAACAATACGTTAAGTCAGTATGAAACAGGTAAACGTGAACCTAAATTAGAAATGTGGCAGAAGCTAGCTGATATTTATGGTGTATCAGTTCCTTATTTACAAGGTATTGATAAAGAAATCTATGATTTAAAGTTTCCAACCAAACAAGAAGCTATAGATTTTATTCATGAAATTATGAAAGCTCAAAACATTAAATTAGAGGATATTTCAGATGAAAGTTAACGATAAAGACCAACAAAAAATATTGAATTTAGCCAGCACAATTTTAATTACTAGCCGTGATGATTTAAATAATTTTGCTCATGTTACTGATAGAGATCGGCTTAATGCAATTATGTGTTTTGCACTAGAGATGGCTGAAACAATTGGCTTTTCATACAAAGAAGTTAAAAGAAACATTCGATCAGCTGATCCAGAAAGGTTGAAGGAATTTGCAGATAACATGGATAGAGCATTTGGTTCTATTGAGCTTTTAAAAGAAGTAAAGAAAGACAATGAAAGTAAAAATTTTTACAGAAATCACTAGCATTATCGATAGACGTGATTTTGAAGATGAAATTAACAAGTTTATTAAAGATAAAGAAGTTATTGATATTAAATATCAAACTGATTCTAGTCAGGGTAATGCAGGATTAGTAACAACTTTTTCAGCATTGATTATGTATAAGGAGGACTAAAATGATCCAATTACCTAAAGTTCAAACATTAAAACCTAAATCACAACCACATAACTTCTTTATCTGGGGAGCGACTATGAGCGGTAAGAGCTATTTTTCAAGCTTTTTCCCTAATCCACTGATCTTGAATACTGATGGAAATTCAGAGCAAGGAAGCGCACCAAGTATTCAAATTAGAAATGTTCGTAATTCTCAAGGAAAGCTTGAACAATCTGCTATTAAACAACTTGATGATATTATCACGGCACTTCAAGTAGAAAATCCTAAACGTCCAGTAGATCAACAATTTAAGACAGTTGTCATTGATGTAATTGATGATATTTGTGTAATGATCGAACAGGCTATTTGTTTAGATGCTGGTGTACAAGCCTTAAGCGATATTCCTTATGGCAAAGGCTATGCAATGTTTAATACAGCCTTGCAACAGTTTGTAATGGATCTTAAGGCATTACCACTCAATGTAATTTACATCAGCCGTGAATTAGCTATCACGGATGAAAGCACTGGTGCTACTACTTATGAGCCATCACTTAAAACTAAATATTACAACATCGTAAATGGTAACTGCGATGTGGTTATTAGAACAAAAAAGATTGGTGATGGTCAAAATGCTTCTTACTTTAGAGAGGTTAAGGCTTTAAGAACCATGTATGATCCAGCTAATATTACTGATCATCGAATCTTACAACTACTTGAAAGCTGTAGTGGCATGTTTAAAAAAGAAGACTTAGAAAAGTTACAACAAAAGAAAGAGAGTAAATAAAAATGAGTTTATTAGATGCATTAAATGAAGTTAAGAAATCAGATTTTGATCCTAAAAAAGGTAAAGAATACAACGCCTTTGAAAACATTCCAGCAGGAACTTACAAAGTTAGTCTTGATGGAGTAACTCACAATGTAAAAGGTGACCGTGATTTCTTAATGTTAAGCTTCTTAGTTATTGAAGGTAAGTATGATGGCAAAACTGAATCAGTTTTCCCAACACTTGCACAAGTAACTAGTACAGGAAAGCCAATGCCTCAATTTGTGTTAGCTAGATCTATTTCAATGCTTCAAGTTATTGGTGAAATGGTTGATACTCCAATCCCTGATTCATGTTTTAACCATGAAAATGAAACTGACGCTTATGAAGATTTAGTTCAGGTATTAACACCAGCTAAGGGTAAGGTTTTAACCATGACTATTAAAGAAAGTCCAAACAAGAAAAATCCTGATCATCCTTACAGAAATTATGAATTTGGAAAAGCAGAACAACCTAAAGAATTAAAGGTTGATGATAACCAGGATCCATTTAAAGATCAAAATAATGGTATCGAATTAACTGATGATGATCTTCCATTTGGTAAGTAAAAAGGAAATAAATAATGAATATTAAATATCCAAAAACTGAAATCATGTGTGTACTAGGCTCTAAAGTTTATCCATTGTATGTAACAGCTAGTGCAGAAGAAATTGTTAAGAATATGCAGATCTCACACAGAGAGGATTTCTTAACTTTTGAAACAGCAGTTAAAAAGAGCCATGGAAATGGCTTATGGTATCCAGGTTGCGGTGAAGATCCATACTGGACTAATTGGACCGTTAAGAAAAATTCTATTAAGTCATATGTAGAGTTGCCAGAACCTAAGGTAAACATTAACTATGGCTATAATGAGGATGAATTCTAATGCATGTAATCTTAAGCGGAATTATCTGGCTCATCGGAATTATATTGATTTTCTATTTGTTATGGAGGTGGTGACATGCATCCCAACTTAGTTAATTATGCTTTATCTTATGCGGAACATGGTTTCTCAGTAATTCCAATTGGCAGCAATAAACGCCCATTAATTAAATTTGCAGATAAACCACCACTTACAAACACAGAAATCCGTGAAATATGGAAGAAATATCCTACTGCTAACATTGCTTTAAAAACTGATAAATTCTTTGTAATTGATGTAGATAGGCATGGTGGTGAAGTTGATGGAATGGAATCAATTAAGGCTTTAAATCATGATGAATGGTTCAAAGATACATTAACTGAAAGAACTGCCCACAATGGTTTTCACTTCTTCTTTACTAAACCGTCTAAGGTTAAGATTCAACAAAATATTGGATTTTTGCCTTCGGTTGATTTAAAGGCTCACGAAAATAATTACGTTGTTGTTGCTCCATCGATGTTAGGAGATAAACAATACAAATGGTTAAACAATGAGCCAATGAAAGAACCGCCTCAAGGATTGATTGATTTAATTCTTGAAAAGCAAAAAGAGCAAATTCCAGTAGATGATGATTTGAAGGGTGCTTATACATCTAAGGATAAATCAGCAACTGCACAATTATTTGAGAAAATTATTGATGGTTTAGGCAAAACTGGTGGGAGAAATAATGCTTTGGCCAGTTTTATGGGTGGTTTATTATTCCGTGGTGTTGACCCCAACAAAGCGTATCAATTAGCTGTGATTGCTAATAATAATACTGAAGATAAATTAAGTAATGATGAAGTTTATAAGACATGTGAAAGCATGTTGGATAAAGAAATGAGGCGAAGAAGTATAAATTGAGTAAATTAAAAACGTTAGATCAATCTAAGGTCCAAAAAATTAATCAAGATAATAAAAAGCCAAAACTAAATTTTGATTTGACTGATAAAGAAGCAATTAAAACCACTAGTACTAAAAACGTTGCATTGATTTTACAACATGATTCTAATTTAAAGGGCATTCTTAGATTTAATCGTTTTACTGATGAAATTGATGTAGTCAAAGATGTAACACTGGATTTAACTAAACAGGGTATTCCAAAAATTGTATTAAAAAAAGGTCAATTAAATGATGGTGTGGTTAATGATATTGTTCTTTATATCTCGGTTTGTCCTGATTATAAAGTTACATTTAAAACCAACTTAGTTAGTCAAGTGATTGATTCAGTTGCTAGAGCTAATTCATATAATCCAGTAATTGATTATTTTGAAACTTGCTTAACTAAATGGGACAAGAAACCACGTCTCGATGATTTTTTGCAGAAATATCTTGGTACTGATGATTCCGAGGCTACTAAATTAACAGTGCGTTTGTGGTTCATGGGAGCTGTGGCTAAAGGATATAATCCACTAACTAAATTTGATTATGTCCTTGACCTTGTAGGTGGTCAAGGAATTGGTAAAACTACACTTTTACGAGAAATTGCACCATGTGGCTTCTATACTGACCAATTCAATTCGTTTACTGATAAAGATGATAAAGCAGAACTTAAAAACGCTCTAATCGTTAATGATGATGAAATGACTGCTTCAAATAAGAGTTCATTTGAAGTTGTGAAGAAATTCATCACAGAACAAGTCTTCAGATACCGACCTTCATATGGTAAATACATCATGACTTTCAATAAAGGTTTTGTAATGGCTAGAACTACTAATGAAGTTCAACACTTAAAAGATAAATCGGGTGATCGTAGATTTTTATCTATTCGCTGTGATAGCAAGCGTCAAAGAGTTCATCCTGTTGAAGGACTAAAACAGGATGAAATTGATCAAGTCTGGGGTGAAGCTGTATATCTTTGGAAACACACAAAGGATCCTTTCAAGCTTTCGCCTAAGCAAGAGGCTATTTTAGCAAACAATCGTAAACAATTCTTAGCCACTTCAGAAGTTGAAGATGAAGTTAAGACCTTATTAGATGGTCAATTCAAAGATCGTAAATTTATTTCTAATCAAGAAATGCGTAGAGCTTTGATGGTTGGATTAGGTAGAGAAATTAAAGATAAAGATATTAGGACTATGCGCTATGTAATGAGTCATATGGATTTTGAAGTTGGTGCTAGTGGTTATGATCCAATTTCTAAGAAATCTTCAAGAGGATTCAAAAAAATGTGATGTTTGTGATGAAAGTGTGATGCCCTTCAGCCTTACTCTCTCTAAGAGTTATATAAAATACATCACATATCACAGTAATAAATAAAATAAGTAAATAACTATTAATAATATATATAGTACCCGTGTATTATTAATAGTTTACAAAAGAGTGTGATGAGTGTGAGAAATGTTGAATATGTTGCTATATCAACGTTTGTTAACATCACGGTGACATCACATTCATCACGGTATGGAGGTAAAAAATGTTAGTTAAAGATCCAAATTTACTTTTTCAAGATGATGGTAATCGTTCACGATATATTTATGTTTATTTTGATGAACCAGAGCTGGGAAAATTAGAAGACTGGCTAGATGAATACAAGGGCACTGTAATTAACAGCCTTGAAGTAAAACCCTATGTTTATAAGGAAAAGGATAAAAATGGTGAGTATATAGAATGTATGGCATCAAAAGTAATTGTAGATGTTTCTATTCCTAACAAGTATTTTTATAAAGGTGTTGGTGGCCCTGATAATTATTTATAAGCTGGAGGACATTCAATGAAACGCAGAATTAGAAAGAAAAAATTAGCTTTAAAAATCTATCACATTAATCAAGCTATCATTAAAAATGCTTACTTGAGAGATAAGTATAAGAATGATTCTGGTGTTAATGGCTTAGTAGCTAAATTTGCTCTTCCCGTTGCCGATGTAGGGCTTGAATTAAAAAGAAAATTTCTAACTAGTAAATTAAAACGATGTGATTATTAATGGCTAATAAAGTTGACGAATTATTAACTCAATTTGACAGAACTAAAACATCGAATCCGTTTAAATTCTACACAGATAAACTAGCAGACACCTTGCAACAAAAAAATGATGCTTATGGTGATAGCTTTACTGAATCGGTTGATAAATTCGGTAAAACTGTTATCGCAGTGCGGTTGTCTGATAAATTTAACCGTATTTGCAATCTAATTAAGCGTGGTGAGCTTAAAGAAAATGATGAATCTTTAGAAGATACGCTTTTAGATATGGCTGGATATTCAATCTTAGCTTTGAAGTACCTAAAGGAGCATGAAAATGAATAAAGATTATTGGTATGAATTCGAATGCGTTAATTGTCATCACAAATTTAGAGTTTTGCAAAAAGACTGTGATGCTGTAATTCAGTGCCCGTTCTGCAGAATAGTTCCATGGGGTTGTAGTGTAACAGGTACGAGTAAGGAGCATGAAAATGAAACAAATTAGTTATGACAGTGCCGTACAACTAATTTATCAATATACAGATAAATTGGTTAAGGAAGGCAAACTAAATAAAAAGAAGGATAATTTTTCTATATTTTTACCGTTTGAACATCATCAAGCCCTAATTGTTGAAGTAGGTCCGGATGATAAAGGTAAAAGACAAGTATCTTTTAAGGTTATGGAAAAAGCTTTTGTAATGAAGAAAGTTAAAAATACTGTTTTGAATGTATTTGAAGGAGCATGAAAATGACAGAAGATAAAGAGTTATTTAATGAAGGAATCAAAACTGTTGAATCTGAATTAAGTGATGTTAAAAGACAACAACAACATTGGAACAAAGGACATAAAGTTAATACCAGAAAGCTTTATTTAAGCTTAAATGCTACTATGCTAACGCTTAAATTTTTGACAAATGAAGCGAAAAAAGAATTTTTAAAAGAAACACAAAAGGAGCATGAAAATGGCTATATCAAGGATTTAGAAGGAGAACAAGATGAAGATAATTGATAAAACTAATGGCAACAGTAAAGAGTGGGGCTATGGAACAGTTTTAAAGTGCTGGGGCCGTAATCCAAAAATTTTTAGTCTATTAAAAATTTCTCGTGCCGAAGTTTCGAATAGAGACAGTTACAGACTAGATATATTGCGTGACCAAAGTGCAAATGAAGATATGGTTTGGGATAAAAAATATTCAGATATTTCTTCTTTAAAAGATGATCTTAGTAAATACTTCGATCATGTGATGAGAGTTAAGGCAACTATTATTATTGAGTATTTATAGCAATGAAGATCAAGATTAATCCAGATAAAAAAGCAGAAGAATGGCATGTTTTCTTAATTTAACACGTGTTTTTAATGATCGTTATGAGTTATTTAAAGCATGCAGAGATGAAAGCGTGCGAATTTATGAAGGAGCATGAAAATGACCGATGACATAAAAGAATTACAAGATCTGACTAAGTATTATCAAAATCAGGCTAATTATTATCATGAAAAAGCTACAAAGTGGCATAAGCAAGCAGATCAGGATGAAGCAGAGCGAGAAAGACTGATTGACCTGATGAATCAAATCTACGTTTTAACGGGTCATGAATCAAATGACACTGTTGATGATCTTGCTAAAAAGTTGGACCAGATTCGAAAATTAACAAAACAAGTGTAAGACAAGTGAGGTGCTTAAAAATGAACAAACATGATATTGACCGTGGTCAAGGATACCTAATATCAAAGAAAAGTAAGGAAAAATTTAAAAAAACTGTTGACTCAATGTTTGCACAGGATTTGTGTGTTCTCAAAGATTATCTTGACCGTGTTGTGCCAGATATTAAAAACAAGAAAGTGCAGACAGAAGTCGATAAAACAAGATTGGCAAATTATGACTATCTCATCAAATACATGAAGTCTAAGGACTTTCAAGACAAAGAGACAGTCGATAAGGCAGAAAGAGACAGCAAGAAACAAAGGCAAGAGCTAATTAATCAAAGACTGAAACAAGTTTTGCATGAATATGTTGATGCAAGAATTTGTCGAGCTGATTTGTTATTCACAACAGGTATGCCACCTTGCAGCATAACTGTTGACAGCAAAGCAAGCTGGCAAGAATTGTATGGCTTTCAAGGAGACATTCAATATAATTTTTTTGATGGTTTAACAAATAAACTGTCTACTGAAAATTATAAAGATGTTTCCATGTTTCAAATGACCAACCCAACTCAAGAACAAAAAATAATAGTCGTAAGAAACTCTGCAATTGCAGGTTTTAACTTTGACAAGACTAAAATTCAACAAAATATAAACAATTTTACCAAAGAACTTGAGCAAGCAGTCGGTGACTTGATACTTACTAATAAGGAAATAGATGACTTTTTCAGAAAGGCAGGCTATTAACAATGAGTTTTATTCAAGTGATGGCGATGCAACAGTTATTAAATTTTGCCCTATGTGTGGGAGAAAATTAAGTAATGACTAACGAACAAGAACAATGCCCATACTGTCGAGGGGTTAAAAGAATTCGTGATGATTTAGTTCATTACACAAGAAGAAGCATTTTAGAAATCAAACATGGAAATCAACTATGGTCAAAATTTATTTTGCCGAATAATGAATATGAAGTAATGGCATATATAAGATTTTGTCCTATGTGCGGACGTAATTTAATGGAGGAAAAATAATGCACGGAAAGATTATTCAATTTAAAGCAGAAATCGATAATTTCAAGGTTAAGAATGGCTTAGTAACTGTAAATTTAACAGCAGATACCAAGGACATTGTATTAGATCAATTAAGTGAGATTTCTTCAGGCCCTGTAATGGTTAACCTTGAAGCTAGTCAAACCGAGCTATTACCTGAAAAACAAAAGAGTGAAAATTAAATGGTTAGTGAACACGAAATCCAGAAAGAGATACTGGTGGCTTTATGGCAACACAAATGTGCCGCTTTTAGAACCAATGTAGGTAAAGTTCAAACAATTGATCATAGATGGTTTGATGCTGGACCCCCTCAAGGTCATCCTGATTTATATGGCTGGCGTTGGGTAGATAATCAAGTGTTTTACATTGAGGTTAAATCTAAAACAGGCAAACCTAGACCGGACCAAATGCGCTTTCATAAAATGCTGCAGTCTCACAATGTAATTCATGGAATTGCACGAAGCGTTAAAGATGCTCTCATGATTGTGGATGGTGGTTTAGTAGGCTACGGTTATGATGAATAGGAAGTGATACAAGTGAAAATTATTATTGATGCACCAATTTATGATGAGCTACGCGCTTATAGTAAGTCAATTAATGAACCTATTTCGGTTATTGCAACTAAAGCGATCAAAGAATATTTAAAAAATATGGAGTGATACAAATGTCTTTATGGAAAATGCCAGATTCAATTGAAACTGCTGATAATGTTGACGCCTTTTTAAAAGGTCAAATTACTAGATTGGCAATGCAAGCAGGAGTTAGTTTGATTAATCTATCTAGTCCTAAATTCGATAGCGCGCCTTCTCATGAAAGTGCTATGAACGGTACTGAAAATAAAATTCAACACGGGTTAGAAGCGATGGAAGCCTTGCAAGCTATTAGATATACAATGGACCAAACCTATGGCATTTCTCCACAAATCTTAATTAAGTATTACATTAAGCAAGAAAGAACTTGGAAAATTAGACAAGAACTTTTTATTGATCATGATTCTTTTCCAAAATTAAAGCAAAAAGCTTTATGTGAGTTCGCTGATTGTTGGGTTAGAACGCTAGATAAATTTGAATGGGAAAAAGAAGATCGTATTGATTTACATGTTTTTCCTAGTTCTACTGAAAATGTACTGAAATCTAACTGAAACTCGACTGAATCTTAACTGATTTTTTACTGAAATTAAACTGAACGCGGTCTGATTGATTTCGTCCATAATATGTATTGTCGAGAATTTAGGAAATACCTCCCCAAAGATTTCGATAAATAACAATTTATTTTTCTTCAAGGATGATATTTGTACGTGAAATTTATAAGTAAAATTGTATCAATTGACTACAACCGATGTGTACACGGGGCAGGTGGAAATCCTGCATCATCCTTAATGACGTTAGCAAGCGTCAATAAATAAGTTGCTTCTCTTAAATATAAAGTAGGCAAGCGTAAAAACTCTGATGAGTAAAAAGACACGTCCGACTTATGAGTGCGGTGGTTCTGGTGTAAGTCCAGATGCGCTTATAAGGCTATTGCTTAGTTCTTGCTACGCGAGAATGCATCATTAGATGTCCTTTCAAAATTATTTGTCAAAGAGCATATCTAGACTCATAGCTTAATGGTAAAGCGACAGCGGTTAACGATAAAAAGGGTCTGGCGTTTCAGGTTCGATTCCTGGTGAGTCTGTTGTAGGATACAGCTAACCAATGGTGAGTTAGGCGTATGGCGATCACTGCGTGAGAATTAAATGCCCTCTGTTCTCTCTTATCGGTTCGATTCCGATGTATCTTATTGGGTGTTGACTTTTGATTTTACATTATCGTAAAACAACACCTAGGTGCTGATCTGGTAGGCTAATTGTAAACCACATTCTTTGTATTTCGGGTGCAAGTCCCGGCCAGATCATTTAATTCTTAATACGATTAAGAAACCTAGTAGTTTAATTAGATAAAACATGACATTCTAAGTCAGCAATGATGGTGCAAGTCCATCCTAGGTTTTAATTTAAGTCAGCAAAGCTGGCTTTTTATTTTACTCTAAAGGCGGTGGTGAGATGGTTTGAAAGATTTTCATAAAAGTTCAGATTTAGTAGCATTTTCAAAATTAACAAAGAAACGGCAAAAAGCCGTAATAATGCTGTTTGAAAATGATAAAACAATTGAAGAAATAGCCAATGAACTGAATGTATCAGATCGGGCAATTTATAAATGGAAAAATGATCCACTATTTAAACAAGCTCAACAAGAATACGCTATTTCTGTTCTTGATACTGCCTTGCCTGATTCCGTTAGAGAATTGATGAAACTAATTAATGGTAAGAAGGTACCAGCAATGGTTAAACTTCAAGCCATCCAAACCGTCTTTAAGCGAGCTGGTTTATTTAGCGATAATGGTACTCCAGAACTAGATAAAGCTAGAATTCGTAAAGCTAATGCTGATGCTGATTTAACAGAAGCTAAAGTAAAAGCTTTGCAAGGTAGTAACAATGGTCAGGAAAATAAAGTGATTGAATTGATAGGAGAGTTAGCAGATGCTTTTAAAGAAAGTTCTGAATAAACACTTTACTCAAAAGCAACAAATGGTTCTTAATCAATTTATTAATAATAAAGACTGGAGCTTAATGATTAATTATGGAGCTGTTCGTTCGGGTAAAACAGTTGCTAATAATTATTGCTTTATTATGTCTTTGATTCGAGTTCGTAAATTAGCCGATAAAGATAAGGTAAAAGATCCTTTATATATTTTGGCAGGAACTTCAAAAAAGAATATTTATAATAATGTCTTGAATCCTTTATTCAATGATTTTGACTTAATTCCAGAACAAGACTCTATTGGTAATTTACATTTATTTGGCGTAACCATTATTCTTGCTTATACCGGTACAATAGCTGGTTTACGTGGTATTCGTGGGTCTAGTGCTTATGGTGCTTATATCAATGAAGCATCCTTAGCAAATGAAAAAGTATTTGAAGAAATTCGTGATAGATGTTCTGAAGGCGAAGGTCGGGTTATTTGTGATACTAACCCTGATATTCCGACACATTGGTTAAAGCAAGATTACATTGATAATCCTTCAAAACAAATTATTAGTAATCATTTTGTCTTGGATGATAATACTTTTTTGAGTAAACGTTATGTTGAAACCAAGAAAGCAACAACACCATCAGGGATGTTTTATGATCGCTCTGTTTTAGGCTTGTGGGTGACTGGTGAAGGTATTGTTTATCAGGACTTCAACAAAGATACAATGGTTATTCCTGATAATAAAATTCCAGAAGGCTTGCATTATTACTGTGGCGTTGACTGGGGTTATGAACACCCTAATCCTATTTTGCTACTTGGTGATGATGATCAAGGGAATACTTATGTTTTAAGAGATTATACAAAGAAGCATAAATTTATTAATTATTGGGTCAAGATTGCACAGAACTTACAAGATGAGTTTGGAAGCAATCTTATTTTTTATGCTGATTCAGCTCGTCCTGATAATGTTAATGAGTTTCAAGCAGCAGGTATTAACTGTATCAATGCCAATAAGAATGTATTGCCTGGTATTGAGTGTGTTGCACAGAAGATGCGTGAAGGTAAATTCTTTGTTGCTGAATCTTGTTCTCAAGGTTTAATGAATGAAATTTATCAATATGCCTGGGATGAGAACACAGGGCAACCTTTAAAAGAAAACGATGTGAGACATAACGACCGACTGGACGCTTTACGTTATGCAATTTATTCAAAGAATGCGAAAGGAGGTTACATCCCTTGGAATTAAAACAAATGCAAGAACTGATCAAAAATACCAGCACACAACGTGCTGGCTTTTTGAATCGTTATGAGAGTGCATTGAAATATTATAGAAATGAAACTGATATTACAAACAGAAACGATGGTAAATCCAAGTTGAATAAGGACGGCAAGGATGATCCATTGCGTCATGCTGATAACCGTGTGCCATCAAACTTCTATCAATTGCTTGTTGATCAAGAAGCGGGGTATGTGGCTACTGTTCCTCCTCAAGTTGATGTTGGTAATGAAAAATATAATGAAGATATTGCTGAAGTATTAGGTGATGATTTTGCCTTAACTGTAAATAACTTAGTAATTGATGCAAGTAATGCTGGTGTTGCATGGCTTCATTATTGGGTTGATCAGGATAATAACTTCAGATATGCAATTATTCCACCTAATCAAATTACACCAATTTACTCAACTACTTTAGATAATAAGTTGTTAGGTGTATTGAGATCATATAAGCAGTTAGATTCTGATACTGGTAAATTATTTACGGTTCATGAATATTGGAATGAAAAAGAAGCTACATTCTTTAAACAACCAACTTCTAATCTTGATAGCCTTGAACCATACAACAATATTACTAGCTATGATATGAGTGCTGGTTATGAAACTGGTGTAAGTAACGTATTAAAGCATAATTTTGGACGTGTACCGTTCATTGCGTTTCCTAAGAATAAATTAAAACTATCAGAACTTAAGAAATGCAAGGGCCTAATTGATGCCTATGATGACATTTACAATGGTTTCTTAAATGATATTGATGATATTCAGCAGGTAGTGCTGGTATTAAAGAATTATGGTGGCACATCACTTGATAAATTCATGCACGATCTGAAGGAAAATAAGGCTGTTAAATTCAACAATGCGGGGAATGGTGACCAATCAGGAATTGATACACTGCAGATTGATATTCCGGTTGAAGCTAGAAATTCAGTATTGCAGACCACCAAAGAAAATATCTTTCTTTACGGTCAAGGTATTGACCCTGCTAACTTTAAGAGCAGCAATGCCAGTGGCGTAGCAATTAAGATGCTGTATTCACATTTGGAATTGAAGGCTGGTATTACAGAATCAAACTTTAGACGTGGCATTAGTCAGCTTGTGAGAGCTATTATGAATCATTTGGGCATGAGGGATGCTGACAGCATCAAGATTTCTCAGATTTGGACTAGAACCCAAGTGCAAGATGATTTAGCTAAGGCTCAAGAAGTAGCTGAAGTTGCTAATTACTCAAGTAAAGAAGCAATTGCTAAGGCAAATCCTATTGTGGATGATTGGCAACAAGAACTTAAATATCAAAAAGACGATATTCAAAATAGTGACGGTTTTAGAGCGTCTCAGAGCTTTAATGATTTTGAGGATGAAGATTACTCCAATGATAATAAAAACGATTCTGATAAATCAGAGAAGGCAAATAAGAAGTCTAGTGATTAATTATGAACTCACAAGAATATTGGAAGGAACGCGCCTTCCTAGCTAAGCAAAAAGAGATGGTTTCTGATGCTGAATATGAAGCTGCTATGCGGTCTCGTCTTAAGGATCTTGAAAATGAACTTATTAAAGAAACTAAGAAATGGCTAACTAAATATGCTAATGAAAATAATCAGTCACTTAAAGAAGCGGCTGATTATTTAAATTCTATTGATACTAGTAAGTTTGATATGACTCTGGCAGAGTTTGAAGCTAAAGCTAAAGCAGGCGGCTATGAAAAAGAATTGAACTCTGCTTACTATAAATCTAGAATTGCTAGATTACAGGAATTGTACAGACAATATCAAGAGGTAGCTGCTAGATATGCTGACGATGAAGAAGATAATATGGCCATTGGTTTAGCCAAACGGTATGAAGATACTTACCTATTGGAAAATTACAACAAATATTTAGTAGTAGGTGGCTTAGATGTTAATTTTGCTCACTTTAATGAGCAAGAATTAAAGGATATTGTTTATCAGCCCTGGCAAGGTAGCAATTTTAGTAAAAGAATCTGGAACAGTTACACTAAAGTAATGCCTGAAGTGTTAACTGATGTTATGTTTAGATCCACAGCTTTGGGCTATTCTTACAATCGTGTTGAACGAATGCTAAGAGATAAGTTTCAAGATGTAGTTAAATCCAATATCCATCGTTTAGTTATTACTGAAATGGGACATGCTGCAGAAAAAGCTACAGCAGAGTTCTATGAAGATTCAGACATCGAGCAGTATCAGTACTTGGCAACATTAGAAACTCATACATGCGATGTTTGCGCACACTTAGATGAACGTGTCTTTAATGTTAAGGATAAAAAAGAAGGTGTTAATTATCCTTTGATACATCCCTACTGCAGATGCACCACAGTTCCTTACATTAAAGATCTGCCTGATATTCCAACAAGGTGGTCAAGAGATCCGATTACTGGTAAAAGTAAATGGGTAAAAAACCAGCCTTATAGTGAATGGGCTAAAAGAAACGGTCAAAAAACTTATACTTTTGAACAATGGAAACAAGTTCAAGGGTTACAAAGAAACATGAAAAGCGCTTAAAACGCCAAAATCAGAAGAGCCTAATCCGTTTAGAAAAGTTGTACCAATATTTGAAATTTTAAGAAAATCTAGTAAAAAGCGTTAGGTTTTGTTAGGTTTGTGTTAGGTACTTAACTCTTACTCTCCGTAGGGTTTATAAGTATAACCTAACACCTAACATACTATATAAAAATATAAGAATAAATTCTTATATATTATATATATATTAATAAGTTATAGAAAACCGTTATGATGTTAGGTTTTGCCTGAAACGTTGATATATCAATGTTTTTGGGTATAACACATACCTAACATTCATAACACTTTGAGGTAAAAAATGAAAAATCTATGGAACGAAATACGCTATAGTGAGTGGTTTACAATTATGCTGAAAATCTTACTTGTAGTAATTGCTTTTATAGTGCTTTCAGTTATAGGAACTCTAATAAATGTGTGGTTTGTCCATTTTATGAAAAATACTTTTGGGATTAATGTTTACTGGACATTACATTAA